GGGGTTCGTTGCGGAGTGGGTTGTGTGTAACAGCATGATCCACTCCGCAGTGTGTTGTGGAAACACTCGGTGATTAAGAATAATCCGGCACTCTGGTAACCGAGAGACGCTTGTATTGTCACGCGGGTAGTCAACGTCAGAATAGACGGTACACCTAAGCAAATACTTGAAGATAACCTGGTTGAACATGCGCATTGCACTGCGCTGAAAGGTTATCACCTTATCGGACCCACTGATCAATGGGAAGAGATCATAACTGGCGATGCTAATTAAGTACTCTTTGGTGATGGAACAGTTGGTGCACAGGAGTACCCCTACATGATGACCGGGTGGTTTGGTACCGTGTAGAGGATAAAATGGGAGATAGTGGAATTCACTACCAGGCCCCCATGGGAGAGATCTTGAAGAATGTAATACCATCCCAGCCTGGCGGCCCCGCACGATACGTGGGTAGGTGATTGTCCCGATATGGCCCCACCATTTGACAATCTTAAGTACGAGGAATAAAGCATCTTTGTATGAATAATAACGCTTTAGTAAACAACAACAACAACAAAACAAAAACAAACAGTCACAATTGAAGCAACAAGTCTTACAGGCTGCTTCATCAGCCGCAAAACAAGCGGTATCTCAAGCTGTGACAAAATTTAAACCTTTACAGACTTTGGGTGGTTATGCTGGTCCAATGGGGGCAGCATTAGGTAAGTTAGCTGACTCAAAAATACACAAATTATTTGGCAAAGGAGTGTATATGGTTGGTAGAGGTTCATACGATATAGAGCCAGGACCAGACACCATAATGAACGATACATTTAAGGACGTGGGACATAGGTTCCACATGGGTTCGTTCAAGAATGATGATAATAGTAAAATCATTATTTGTGGTTCAGAGATGGTCACACAAATTGCGGCGACAGGCACAGCCGGAGATACGTGTCAGTCCTTCAGTGTTAACCCAGGTTTACGTTCGATTTTCCCGTGGTTGTCTCAAATTGCACCTAACTTTTCGGAGTATGAGTGCCACCAATTGGTGTATGAGTATCAACCTGTTGTATCAAACACATCGGTTTCGAGCGTCGGTTCATTGGGAAACGTCGCGATGGGTGTAAACTATAATGCTGGTGCAGCAAAGTACACAACATTCCCGCAGATCATGAATTCTGAGCATAGTGTAAGAGGAACTATAGCAGACAAGATCTTGTGTGGTATTGAGTGTGATCCAAGTAAAAACGTGAATCGTAGCTCGTTATATACTCGGACAGGTGCTGTGCCATCTAATCAGGATATAAAAACATACGATTTGGCCAAGTTTCAGGTCATGTTGTCAGGTGTGCCTACTGCTTACACGGCAGGCACTATATTGGGCAACTTGGTCGTTCACTATTGTTTCTCATTATCAAAGAAAGTTTTCTTTGACGGGATGGGTTTCAATATATTAATGGACCAGTTCTGGAGTAATACCACTGCTACGGGCATGACGTATTTAATCCCCTTCGGGACTGCGGCTTTGAAGAATAGCAAAAATAGTATTGGTAGCACTTTAACTATAGTTAGCGGCGCCCAGAGAGTCACTTTACCAGATGACTTCGTAGGGAGCTTGCGATTATTTATGAAAGTTGATGGAACAGGGATAGGTACAGTTCCAACCTTTACAACGAATGGTAATATTTCCTTATTGTTGGAGATGATTAACCCCGCGGTCCCTTCGGATCAGTCTGGAACGTCAACAACAAATGGAACTTTATCTACCATAGCAGTTTACTATACTGTGACTGCGCCAGCGTTGACTACAGGCAACAACTATTTTGTTATTCAATCGGCTACGGCAGCACCAACGACTTTGACAGGGTGTTATTTCGAGATGATCATGATCAATCCTAATAATGCTTTGCCTAGTACGAACGCTGTCTCAGTGTAAATATCGTGAGTAAGTATATAACTAGTGTGTGTGTGAGTAGTGTATTATGTGTGTGTGTATTAATGTAAATAGTAGTAACTAATTGCCTACCGATATACCCCCTGCAAAGCCCCTGGGGGGGACAATCGTGCACCCTAAACGAAGGGTGTGGGCACAACTCTAATAACTTGCTTTTAAGACAAAACAATCAACCCTGAAGCTGGAGGACTTAGTGAGCCTACTGCGGAAGACGGTCTTTGTATTCATGATGTACCTGCGGGGACACATGCTGTCTGGTAGCTTGTGAAAGTGACGCGTGTTCGTGAGAAACTAGCCACGCGGATGACCCTATGTATTGTGAACGTGCTTTAGGAAGTGGAGAGCGGGTGTGCACGCAGCACATCTTCTCAACAGACCAGGAATGGTTGACGTAATCCTTTCATAGGTACTGGATTTACCAGAATGCGGACAAGCGGTCACTTGTACGTATGGACTGGCAATTAGTGTAGTCGTAGATAGTATGTGTTAAATATTATACAGACAATATAAAAACCCTTTTAAAAATGACAGAAAATCAATATTTCGCTAATCGGGGGGCTCTTGACCAAGAGCTCTGTCAACTTATTTTCCCTAATATGGATGTTAACTTTGACCGTGAAGAAGGTGTGCATGCGCTGTACATCACACTTTTTCACATAATGATGAGACGTTGTAATAGAGGTCCAATGGCTGGGTATGCACAATCATATATGTGCATTTCAAGATATATACCAATATGTTACCTCAATATACAATCTCTGCGTCGTATGCTATCCTTGTTTATGTTATTTGTGTTGTATGGAGATGAGAACGGTCATACACAAATGAGATCAAGTGATATCAGCATATTGAACGATGCTTTACCGGACTCGCTAACTAGAAATAGAGATGGACCTTATATGTATTTCGAAGAACTACGTGACTTAATTGGCGACATCATGGGGACTTTTCACGAAACATCACAGGCTACGGCTTATGGTGGAGTGACTAGGAACCATGCTTTTATTAATGATTTGGAACGTAGAGGTGTATTTAGAATCTTATCTAATATATACCGGACTCGTCGTGGGTTGCATGCCGAGACTATTTTTACCGAACTGGAGTATATCCAGAGACATAGGTTTGAATTCAACCACCAGGCGTTACATTTGCTTAACCTTGGTGAACAACCATCAGCTATGGTTACAGCGTTAGAAACTGAATCTGATGAGGGTTCAGTTACATCAGATGCACCACTTGGGACAACAGCCGATAACAATCAGTATTATTCTGACGATATTATCAGCTCTGTTCCATTCTCCGAGTATATGTACCAGCCACTCCGAATGCCTACCATGTTTTCAGAACGTGTGTCGACGGGCATGCCAGGGGCGGTTCGCGAATACGGACAGGTGTATACTGATCGATTAGATCCCACTATAGTGGAAAATTACGAGAGTACAATGGGGCAAATTGGGGTGGTAACACGAAGACGTCTGCGAGAGCTTGATGCACGTGTTATTGCCCGACCATTGGGTGTGGCACCAGATTTGGCGCCAGAAGAACACAACTCAAGTATGATAGTGGGTTCTGAGGTAGCACATGCAGAGCCGATTCATGTAGAATCAGAAAGTTACGAAGAAGAAGATGAACTAACTGTCGCTGAAGTTAGCGTTTCCATGTCTGAAACACCGGGGGGTGGTTCACACACGAGTTCATCTACTAGTTCTTCTAGTGGTTCTTCCTTGAGCGGCGAAGAAGTGGAGTCTATTCCAACTACCACCTTCCCACTCTTTATGAGGGATGATACACGCAGTGATAGCTGTAGTGGTATTACTAGTGTCACAATTGGAGTAATTGATTTTGGAATCACATTGTACGAAACCCATAACCCATGCTTCTCTTTAGCTTATGGTGCCTTCGCGGCAGGATTCTGGTACTACACCCCTATAAATGCCATACGAAACACACTTGGCACTTTACTGGGGCAAGGTCCTAGAGCAGTTACGTTTCCTGATATACAAATGCCGATCCCATATCAAGGTAATCCGACTACACCTATCTCTCTGTTGCACGCTCAGTTTTTAGGAACTGTTCTGCCACACACAGGCGTGTCAGAGACACTGCAAAATTTTATACATAGTAGCAACTTATTACAACGTCGAGGGTTTGATAGGTATATGTCCGTTGAGGCATATCCAGATGCCATCGAGACTCTTTATCGTATGCGCCCAGCTCCAACGCTGGTCGATGACGGGTCTTTATTGGAATATTTGGTTACTCGTATTATGGCTGACCCAACTTATTCAACTGCAAATGGATATAATTACCTGGTTTTACATGACTCAGCCAGGGTGGCATATCAAATTATTATGATCCAGCGTCTGAAAGATGAATTTTACAAGATAACACCCAGGACCGTTGTGCAACGCATAACCCCAGGACAATTATAGGAAACCTTTGCGGGTCTCCACGTCACCACCAAAATAACCCCTTTCCGTTATGAATTTGCGAATTGCGATGTAGATAAACCTTTTGTCTTCAATCGCAAGTTTAAGATGACACCACGCGGGAAGTACGATTGTTTGGGTGGCAATATTGTCTGGGAGAGATCGTACCCGTCAGGGGAGCCTGGTTACAAAACGATCACACATATGTTTAAACACAACTATCTTGTATTGGACAAAACACCCACAAATGTAAGTAAAGCTGTGAGGCGGGTGACTTGTGCTAGAGAATCGGACCTGGATTATGATATAATGTTACAGAAAAATGCAGATTACTATTTGGATTTGAAAAAGAAGAGTAAATGGCATGAGTATTATAGAAAATTTATTAGAGCTAAGAGGCATTTATTCCACTGGCACTCACGTGCTGTGCGGGATAATATTGTCGCTATAGACCAATTTGCTAAAATACCACATGTCAAAAGGAGCTTAAGAATGAGAGCACTGGTTGATTTGATTAATGCCGGACTAATGTTCGATTCCACTTACGTACGCATCGTTAAGGGGAAAATCAAGATTCCAGAGTGGGCTAAACCAATGAAGTATCCTCGGTTAATTACTGATTATACTACGCCGGGCTCACTACGGTGTGGATTTATGTTCCCATATCTTAAAGCATCCTTATCGGAACCGTTTATAACGTCGGATGACGCTGAATTTGAATTTGTTCAAAAACCTGACATACAAGATCTCCAACGAGTCTTTGAAAATTTGTGGCATTTGCGGAGACGCATATATATGCCCATATTTAGTGATGACTCTTGTATATCAGTGCGGTGCGAAGATGGCATTGCAAAATTCAACATTGACCAAGTTTCAGCAGATAATAGTGTTACTGGCAGAACTTTTGACGAATTTGAAAGCATTTGCGCCCAGGACCCGACTATGTTGGAGTGGGCTAAGTGCACTCGTCAGCAATGTATGTTACCAATAAAAGTTAGCAATCCACGAAATTCTCGTGACTGGGTCAAAATGAAGCCTAGGCGCGAAAACATGGGTAGTGGAAACTCTTTTACTACATGTGCTGATACGTTAGACTCTTTCAATGGGGGTCTTAGGTTTGCCTTTATAACTAGAAATCAACGGCTCAAAGTCGGGGATATACCTAAATTACTCACAAAAGCATTTGCTGATGTCGGATTGAGAGTTACGCTCACCAAAGTAGACTGTCTTGAAGATTTTCAGTTCTTAAAGCATTCAGCATCAAGTGTAAATGGAGTTATTGTCCCTTGGCTAAACATCGGACCAATGTTTAGGAGCATTGGAAATTGTGATTTTGATTACCCTGGAAGAGGTGATATTATGAAGCGTGGTTTTGATAGATCTTGCTCTATTATGGAAGGATTCAAGCTAGCTGGTGAACACGAGGTTATGGATAGCCTTAGGGGACTTTGTCCACCTAACGGCATACCAATCACGGATCACTACCTAGTGCGTGAAATTACAGGCGATAGAGCAACCTTACCACGGATACCATTAGAAAATATCAGCATGCGGTACAAAATCCCACCGGACCAGTTTCGCTATTTGTTAGGCCACATTAGAAATACTGGATATGGGCACATCGTATCAGATCCCGTTATAGATACGATATATTCAATAGATTATGGTTAAATTATTGAGTAGCCCAATTGGTCGTCGTAACCTGAGAGAGCGACACATTTCACTGATGATGTGATTTCGTAACACTGGATGCATGGTTACTATAAGAGGTGCAACTCTGTAGGTAAACGGGTGAACTGCAGCCCAACCATGCTTGTAGCAGAAGACCATGGCACACGGTCAATAAACAGTGTGCAAGTGGCCAGTTGGTGGTTGCGGGGGGGGAGCGAAGATCTCTT